ATGTAATGCTGCATGCCATTGAACGCATCACACACAAAATCAAAGGCAAACAGGTTGTTGTTTTGGCTTCCCTTTAATTGTTTGATATAGCTGTTATTGGGTGTGATCAAATTTTTGTCTTGATCCATGATACCATATTTTCTATTCTTTTCATCCCAAAAATCGATTGGCTTTGGAAAGCCGAATCCTTTTGGGTACAACCTTTCTAGCTTCTCTCTTTGATCAAATAAAGTTTTTGTCGGAGTGTCGTTTGTTATATAAATGTGTTGATTGTATATTTTATATCTACCCATATTATTCCCCTACTAGAGTTTGGTTTTCCTCGGCACCACTCATGGTGGTCATTTGTTCTTCCTCACTGTAATACTGCCCAACAGACAGCTTGTCAACCTCTTCTTGACTTATAGTTTTGCCAGCGGGGCGAATAATGTTGCCCCCACCATTTGACTGCCAAGCAGCCTTAACACTAGTTTGCCACTCGCCTGTAGGTCCGATTTCATTTGATACGTCAGTGACCATGTAGTAGCCTCCCAAGCCAAGCTGAGTTACAATAGACCTTTCCTCGGTTAATCTTGAAAACCCTGATATCACGGGTCGTATATAAATATGTTTGCCCGGATGCAGTAAATTGTTTCCTACCATTGTCATTTCCACATCAAAAATATTAAATATCTCTAAAAAACCGCCTGATCTACCTCCCTTAAGCTGCCTTTCTACCATCATTTCTCTTTGTCCTGTTTTCTTGACTTTTATGAATTTTATATCTTTAATCAAGTCTGTTCTACCGCCCGTCCCGGCTGAAGATGAATCTCCATAGGTGAAGTGATATATACCTTTTTCCATATCGCCCTCATATGTTGCTGTAATTCCAGCAATGTTCTTTTCTTGTACTCCATATATAAAGAGATAATGCCAGATATTTTTTGCTGCAGCTTGCTTAATAATATTTGGGTCTGTTAATTTTCTCATATTTTCAACGTTATCTGGGACGTTAAGGTCATATCGACCAGCAGAAAGTTTATTGCTAGCCTTTCCTTTTTCTTCAATTGATACTACAGCTCCATCGCTTGAAGAGCCACCCAGCAAAATCGGATTGTTTGTTCTAATAAAACTTGTCCTTACTCTTACTGGATTGTAGTTTGTGACACCCGCAAACTCCTCGTTCAAAGATGGTATTATAAGTTGATTGATCATTCCATTCATAAATTGAAGAAAAGACATTTTGGTTACGTTTTTATTGATAATCGTTTCCGAGAAAAACCTAGAAAACATTTCTATGCTTATCGGCACATCCGAGAAATTAACACTACCCATTTCATTTTTCGTGCCGCCAACGAGTCTCTCTTGGTTGGTAAACTTATCCATACTTTTGTTATATACAAATCCCCCAACAAGAAGACCAACCCTCCTGCTCTGCATAACAGCAAAAGTAACGTTGCCAATAACTGTTTCAATAATGTCTCCAAAATAAACATAATGAACTCTATGCATATCAGTAGATAATCCTGTCGCCTTATTCAAATTCTTGTTAAGACCTATAGCTATAGCCTTTTGATATCTTTTGTTTATTTCCTCACTTGTAGACTCTGAATATTGTGCGCCCGAGCCTGCCTCTTTTATTGCGGCTGCAGTTAAGCTTTTGAAGCTACCTTGTATGTCTGATCCAAGATTGTCTAAATTTTCAAGAAAACTTTTTGACCTGTCAACTCCACCTTGAGATCCTATAGCTTTTGCTGCTGCTTGTTGTTTTTTCTTGGCTAAATAATCGCCATTGTCTTTGTTGAACTCTTCATCAAATTCTTCGGTAAATTGAGGTGAAAACATTAACAGCTCTTTTTTTGGCATGTCAACAGAATATATTTTTCCATTCTCAGATAACATTTTCATGAACCCTTGATATTTTTGTATTTTATTATAAGTGTCCATCCTATCCAAAACTTGCTCCAAACTATCTTTCGCCTTTTTTGATATTTCTGAATTCCCTTTCACAGCACCTTTGACTGAGTTAAGCGAGTTTTGTTGTTCTTTGATCTGGTCTTCGAGCACTCCTGCTTGGTTTTGCAGGCTCGCTTTTTCTTTTGCATCTGATGTTTGATTGATATTTCTATTTAATGTACTAAGTTCAGATTCCAATTTTTTTATTCTTTCCGAAATCTTTCCTACCAGTTCGTTGCCACCGATACTTTGTTCGCTTATGTATTCTTGTGCTAATTCTTGAGCTGCCACCTGTTGGGCATATTTAGCCTCTTCATCAGTAACGGAAAATTGTTTTTTTTCCGTGGCAGTAGGGGCAGGTAAAGGCGACTGATTGGGGTGTGAGGGGTCAATTACTCCGCCACTGTAGTCATAAAAAACTTTATTTCTGTTTTTATCTTTTAGTCTTTCTATTAATTTTTTAAAACTTGGAGAATCTCCTGCCACTGTCCCAGCAGAAATTTCTAGATCCGGGGCGCTCAAGACATCATATTTATAATTGTCTGATAGTTCTCTTTCAATAAAAGCATGGTAGCTAATGTCAAGTCTGATTTTTCCATCTTGCTGTATGTCAAGTTCAAAGTCTTCTAGCTCCAATAACAAAACTATATTGTTATAAGAAACACCTGCCTCATTCGCACCCTGAGCCTCTGGCAATAATGATGTCACACTTGGTGTAACAGCATTCCATCCCACTTCCATCCTTATGGAGTAATCGGCATACTGTGACCCATCTATTGAAGCCCCATTTGTTCTCCTAATTAAATCAACATAAGCAAAATCGTGCATTGTTGGTGATTCAGGTTTACTTGTTTCTTTATTTAATCTGTTTGGCGCTTGATAAACCTTACTAAGAGCATTAAAAGAATTAAATCCCAAAGATAATGTAGCCCTAACATGCCGAGCAGCACCAAAGGCAGTCTGATCCTTTAAATCAAAATTCAAACCCAAAAAATAAGCTTCGTTGCTTCTGTCTTGAGGATTTAATACCGCTTCTGCCGAAGTGTTGCCATATAAGAAAACTGGTATTTCAATTTCAGATAAAATTGTCTTATGATAATCATTTCCTCTAAGAAGCTTATATAATCTTATATTGGGAGTTCTTGCTGATGCAAGGGCTGGGTGACCGCCGAAGTCTATAAATTCAGACACGGGGGATCCATAGGAAGCGAAGTCAGATATCAACGTATCTGGTGAATTTGAGTCTAAACTGATGTGTCTGTCATACCCAGTGTCATTTATAAATCTTCCGGCATTAGCAAACTTGAGAGTGTTAGCAGAGAGTAATCTTTGTGATGCTTCAACAAAATCTATGTACCCACTTTGGTAGCTTAATTTTGATGTTAATTTTTTTAATTTTTCATCTTTTTTCGACACGGTGATTCATCCCTTGCTAATCTATATTAAAATACTCCACCACCTTGTATAGTGGGAGTGGAATAAAAACTATATCTCCATATTCTAAATCAGCTTCAGTGGGTTTTAAATTATAAATAGCTATAACCCACCAATAAGTTGCATCTCCATAATACTCATGCGCTAATTTTGAATAGTGATCCCCTGTTTTAAAAATGTGATTTTTGACCGTAAGAGTTTTTATTTGGTTAGTAGATGGATACGAAATTTGTCCTGTTAAAAATTGCCTTATTTGTGAAACACCTCGCCTTGCCATTATCTGTGAGTAAAACGCAGTGTTGTTTATTGATGTTGATCTATCGTTATATCTACTTGCCATTTTTTATGTTTCCTTATTTTCTCAACTAGCTGCTTTAGTAACTATCTGTCCCTGATTGAACACCACCCGCAGCACCGAATTTACTGGAATCCTGCTCGTCGAGTAATTTTTCAACCTCTGCCTCCTGTTGATTGTAAGCAGCAACTTCATCCACGCCCATATTCCCTGACCCCGGCACATACTGTACATCCTTATCTGGGTCTGCGGTGGCAATTGTGTTTTCTTCAGCTGAACCATATGGGAAGTATCCGAACGAGCCTTGAGATGCTTTTGGTGTTGCATCGAAGCCGAGCCTTTGAGCATGGTAAGGCGTGAAGTCAAAGTTAATTGTTAAGTATTTCGGATACAAAAACATTTGACCCTGTTCATCTCCACCCTCCTGAACAATTTCAAAAACGCCCTCTTTTAAATCAAATGAGTTATTTAAACTTGTAATGTATCCCAACAAGCCCCCACCAGTTGAAGTATCCTGTATTAAATTTAGAAGCTTGACAGACAACAGGGGTCTGTCTTTTATAACCCCCGCCTCATAAGCTGGATACATGAACCTGCTGAGTTGACCCATTTGAGCCATATTCCTAATGGCTTGCTTTGGACCTTCGGCGATCAATATTATTCTAACATTAATTCCTCTGGTTGTGTTTGAATAATTGGCAATCTGATCCATTCTTCCATAAGTTTCTTCGGAAGACCAGTTAGCTCTAAAGCTATCCGAAAACTCATCTACGATTCCCGAATTAAAAGCAACTGATTCGCCAGTGGGCATGTGCTTTACTGAAATGAGTCTTTGACTTACATACCCCCTAAAGCTATCGCTCATGTTGGTTTTTTTTGGTAAATCTTTATATGCTGTGTTTTTTATATCTTGACCCATCTTTTAATTCTCCTAAACCAAAGACATCTCTTTGTTCATAATATCAACAACCGCTTGACCCATTTTTCTTTTATCCAGCTCAACTGTTAC